GGATTCAGTGCGCTAGTCACCAGGGTCTGGAAGGCTTGACGGCCATTCGAGAACCTGTCGTAGAAGGAAGACTGGAATAGTCTGTCTCCTGCGCGCCGATTCACTATGTTAACCAAGTGTAAAATCGGTTTGGTAAGCGGGTCTCCCATGAGGACGCCCGTTACCAGCGTGACACATCGCACATCTGGACCTAGGTCCGCGCGAGGTGTCCCGTAGTCTTTCAACACGCCCGTGGCGTGAAAGAAGACTTTGCGCGGTCGGAAACACGTTTTGTGTACGATCGCACGAAGGAGGCGTGGTATGCCGCATTTGCGCATCCATGCCCCTCCCAGATCAGATGCGACCGTATGTCGCATCTGGTCGGTCGCCTCTTTATAGTCCGTACTGGACATATAGAGGTGTTTGAAGGTGTCCGTCCGTTCGACGTAGCCTTCATAGGGGTTCTCCTCTCGATTATCGAGTGAGAACACCATATCCTTAACTTCGTCTGACATCAGACGGCAGAAAAGGTTCCACCCGTGATTGGATTTTCCCATCCCGGATGCACTGCTCCTTATCCCTCGTTCAAGGGGGCTAGAGCACAGCTTGTTTACAAGATCGAGTACGATCTTTAAACAAGCGCGAGCCTTGGTAACGGTCCTTGCCTTACCCGGCTCCTTCACCATCGTGAGGTAAGCACTCGTTAAGTGCTCCGGTGGTGATCTGAGGACGTGGTCTAGCGATAGCCAGAATACCACTTCCCCGACAGATTCAAAGTCTTCCACACTCCGGTGGAACTGAATCTGCCCGGTGTCCAGGTCCCTGACGGGTACCTGCTCACCGATCGGTAGAGATGCGAGGATTTCTCTCGCAGCCTCTATCGTGCCGCCTTCGCGCCTGGTCTTTTCCCAGGACGAAGACGTGCTCACTGTTACTCGCGCTTTTGTCGCGAGGCCAGTGAATGCCTCTTGAGGGATGCTGTCTAGCACCTCCTCTAAGGTAGCCATACGAATTGCACGAGACGTCTCGGATTCGGCTGGCGGCTCCAGGCTTATAGTGGTCAAGAATTTGACCTTAGACTGGAGAAGAACCAGAGGCGGGGGCGTCCCCGCACCTCTGGTTTGGGACAGGATCCCGATGAGATAGTCTCTCCTGGGTCCTGTCGAGCCGTTCACGCGTCGCCAGACGTTCGTGAACTGCCTGCACCAGTGCGGAATTTGGTCATCCAAATTCGCCAGTGCCTGTTCAAGGTCGCCTTTCATTGAATGCGCCTTGAACCACTTCCTGCTGGCTTTTAGCTCAGAATAGG